AGCAAAGTTGATGAAATAGTTTGATTGCAAGTAATTCCCTCACCGTCTGAGAAAACCTGAGTTGCGTTATTTTGAGTATTTGAATTTAAGTAGTTGATGTAAAGAGTTAAATTACCTCTTTCAGAATCTTCTGGTAACAGAACCTTATCAACAAATGCTGTAACTCCAGAAACTTGTCCTGTAATTTTTGTTCCAACTAACTGATCAGCATACGCCGATACAGGGACTCCCTGATAAACATTGTTCAATTGAATACAATAATACAGTTGAGTGTATCCAATATTACCAGGAATTACTCTAGCACCTTCTTTAAAAAAGTGCTGACCAAACTTTTCAATTTGATTTTGCAGTATCGACTGTAAGGTTGTCAGTTCTCTTGCTTGAACTGGATAACCCGGTTTAAATAGGACTTTATGGTAGTCATTATTCGCATCAAAGTCGTCGAAATATGGAGCTACGTTTAGATTCGTTTGCTGAGGCATAATTCTTTAGAACTGCAAAATAACTTTGATATCTTCTTTTTGATTAGACGATCTAGTGATAGATGGTCTGTTGTCAACGTATATGATATTTCCAGAGTATTTCTTAGCCTCTGGGGACGCAATACCATCAGTAAATGATTGACCAAGATAATACGTCCTACTATTTATTACTGTTGAGAGACCTGTGAAGGATGTATCAATTGCCAAATTAGACCCAGTTGACGGGACAATTGTGACGCTTCCACCAGTGTCTGGTGTGCTGGTAAATTCAACCAAATCAAATCCATATGTAGGATTAGTTTGTGCAGTTCCAACAGTGTTAAATCCAACCAAAGTTCTATCTTGCCAATACTTTAGAACTCCTGTAGTTTGATCATAATTAATGACTCTACCAACAGCAGTTGATCCAGTGGCAACAGTTTGAGTAATAAAAGCATCAGCAGTAAATGTTGCTGTGCTATAACCAATTCCAGTTAATTTTAAGGCAGGTACAGCACTTGCTTTATCCAAATCTAAGTTTGCTGAAGATCCAAATGCTTCTGGATTCTCAACAACACCAACTCTTGCAATTTGATTTCCTGTTATGAAATCTGGGTTTTCAATATCATTTTCAATTCTAGAATAAAGGAGAACATTATATGCACCCAACTCTCGGTAAATATCAGCACCATGTCCGCCCTTTGGTGAAATAATCACATCAAAAGTTGGTCTGGTTGTTCCTGTTGGAACTCCACCAGCAACTAAATCAATGTTACCATAAGTGTAACCAGATCCTTGATTAGAAATAGTTACGGTTTCAACTTGCTGGTCATTATTAACAACAATCGTACACTCTGCACCTGATCCATCTCCTTTGATGGGAACTCTAGTATAAGTTAAATTAGCAGTTCCTACACCAACTCCACGATCTGTGATAGTTGCGATCTTAATAGATCCATCAACTGCATTATCTCTAACTGAAGAGTTATCAGTGCCAGTTGTCCAATCTCCTGGAACTGGCATAAAATCTGTAGAATCAAACTTAACGATATCGCTTGGTTTGATCGTAAACAGATATTTCCAAATATATCCATCACCACTAGTTCCAGCTGATCTTGGTTCTAGATCAGTAAACGTTGGTTCATCCAATGACGGTTTGCCATTTGGATTGTCCGGATCAATTCCGTTGTTTAAACAAATATAAACTCTGAAGTCACTATTTAAGACATAATAGTTTGCTGCGTACAGATTAGTTGCACCAGAAACTTTAGCAGTGTTAGTTCTGCTATAATCATGACGATACATGTCATATGTCGTTCCAGAAGACCAAGATCTCTTAGGAACAACCTGTCTTACATCAGATGAATTAATTTTCTTGAGAGCAATAATTGTGTCCCAATAATTGTTCTCTTCATTAAAACTATCTTTTGGAGATGGCGGATCAGAATCCCAATCACTTTGAATTTCGGCAGGGTTGGGAAGTCCAATAAAAGAATAATATGCATTATTCGCAGACCCTATACCCGAAACAAAGTTCTTGGCATTTAATATTCTAATCTGATCAGTTATAATGGCAGCCATTTGGACAGAGTTTTCTTATTATTTATTAGGTGTTAATTAAGTATAATTCTTAAATTTAAGTGATGCAGATCTTTGAACAATGGTTGAAGTTTCAATACCTGCAACGCCGCCACTGGTGTAAGATGTATAGGAGTTAACTCCAGATCTCGATGAAAGGAGAATCTTACCCCAATTATATATCCCGAATTCAGGAGAGGTTGTAATTCCTGATGTTGAACCGAACTTAAAGTTCTCAGATACTCTGGAGAATACTCTGCGAACATCAGTGAATCCAATTCCAGTTACGTTAATATTAACTGTCTCAACAGAGTGTGCCTGATAAACGTTATCGATAAAGGAAGATCCAATTCCGACCGTATTACCAGAAACATCTAGAGTTGTCAAGGTTGTCGTAGCAGATCCAACGTTGGAATTATAGATGGCGAAGAAGTCACCAGTTCCAATACCACTGACTGTCGTCACTCCAGTTACATTACCATCTCTGAGGAAGGAATCTCTTGGAATGAACAGATCAAACATCATGTGAGGATTGCTACTGACTGTTGTGGTTCCAAATCCTACGATGACCCCAGAATCACCTGCGTAGGAAGTAACAGAGTTTTCTTCCTCAAACGTTGTTGGTGGAGCAATCAATACCTCTGGAGGATCGACTTGAGTATATCCAGTTCCTGCATTAGTAATAGTAATTGCAGTAACAATACCAGCAGTAATAGAGGCAGTTGCCAAAGCCGTTGTTCCAACTCCAACAGTATTACCAATACTTACAGTTGGTGCAGTCAGATATCCAGATCCACCATCTGAAATTGTGATGGATGAGATTGTACCACCAACAGAAACCACAGCAGTTGCCGCAGCACCAACTTTTGTTCCTTGATTTCTAAATTTAACTTTATCTTGGAAAGTCAGTGATGTGTCATTTTCATTGATTGGATTAAAGAACGGTCTAATATTATCAACATAAATCGCAGTTGATCCTACACCAACGGATTGAATAATATATGCGTAAGGATTAATTACTGGTTCATACAGTTCGCGATCTTTTCCAATACCTTTTTCATTGATAATCTTATCTTCAGTTTGGCGACACCATGTAACAGATCTCTCCAGTTCTGTATCAGCATTATTGCCAGGTCCGAAATAATTATTGGTTCCAACAACATCTGTTGACTTGACAACTTCAACAGTGCGAGGATCCTCAGTCATATATGAAGGTTGATCCAGATCAGGACTATGCTTGATAGTCAGTTCATCGCCAACTTTAACAGTTTCAATAATATTTCTAAAGACAACATCAACATCACCTGATCCTTTGTAGAACAGAATCTTAACGGTATCATCAACTTTGGGTGCTTCAGTAAATGTTAATGTGCTTCCTCCTGTAAATATATAACCCTCTCCAGGAACTTGTAGAATATCATTAACGAATACAAGAAGAACGTCCTGCACGTTAATGTTAGATCCCTTACCGGAGATAATAGAAATAGAATTTCCACCAACCTGAAGTGGGAATGCAGTTCTGGATCCTGTGAACAAATTAGAAATATCATCAAGAGATTGTAAAGTTCCAATCGCCCATCCCGTGAACTCATCATGGAATACCTGTTGAATATCAATTTGAAACTCTCTGAATGTTCCTGAAGTTGGAATACCGGCAGAACCACCAGCAGCCACAGTCAAGATTTGACCGTTGCCATATCCAAAACCAGTATTTTTGATTTCAAAGTCAATAACACTAGATCCTTGACCAACAACAATATCAGCAGTGGCAGCCTGACCAGTTCCGCTAGAACTAGTGCTGTAAATCAGAGGAATATCACTATAGGAGAGAGGATCATCAAACACAACACTTGGAGGATTAGTTTGATTGTATCCAGACCCTGGATTTGTAATGGCGACGCTAACAATGTTACCACCACTAATTGCAGCAGTTCCAATAAATTCAATAGCAGGAGTTGTCAGAGAAGACGATGCAACTGCAACATTGACAACTGTTTGAACTCCAACTCTATATCCAGACCCGCTGTTTCCAATGCTGATGGAAGTAATTGTTCCAGCAGAAGAAACAACAGCAGTTCCACCGGCAGCAACGAGAGGTTGATATCCTAAACCTTCGGTTGAACCAACAGAAACAATTACGCCACCGAGAGGTAAATTGGATGTATTAGCATCACTGCTAATTGAAGTAGCAGTTCCAGTGAATCTGATAGATGTAATACCCGCATTTTCGTTGAGGGTATAATCGCGAGAAAGTCCTGGACCCTGGAAAATATCATTAATCAAAATGACCGCATTGTCTGTGGCAATTCCAGTTACATCTGAACCGTTTGATTTAAGATCAAAGTTTCTCTCTTCACCATTAAATTGTTCGGAAATAGTATCAAAGACATAGTTTTCGTGATAGGTTTCATTAGAACTATCTTGAATACCAGAACGTAAGAATGTTCTACCTTGGAAACTGGATGATGTAGAAATTCCAGTCCAATCTCTTTCATCAGGCGGATTAGTGCTTGTTCCAAGAGGAATGTTTCCAAATGGTGCTTCAGCAAACGTCAGCGTATTTTCTACAATGTTGTAGTTACCGATGACTTTTGTGACCAGAGCACCGGTTGAGTGACCAGCCAGTGAAGTTCCAAGTCGTTGTCTACGAACTCTGATTGTGTTGGTGCTTCCAATTCCAACACCCTCAATTCTAATAATTTCGTCACCGATCTTAATATGATCTCCACCAAAGAATGATGTAATTCCAGTAAACGTTAAGATGTCATCAGTAGTGAACGCTCTCTTAGCAAGTTCAGTTGTTGTTGCCGTGGAAACAACAGGTGATTGAATAATATTGTCAAGTGCAATGATACACTTACCATTCTGATTCTTGGCAACAAATCTATGAGATGTTCCGATACCAACAGTAGTGATTCCGATTACAGTGGGAACGGCCTTGAGTGCATTTGCCGCAGTTGCTGCTAACTTGACAGTATCCTCATTGACTTTGATAATGAATACTGAAGATGGAACTTTATCTGTTGTTCCAATTCCGACAAAGGTATCAGTTGTTTCAATACCAATTGCCTGGGTAGTTCCAGAACCTGCATGGACGTAAGATACCTCTTCACCAGTTACAAAGAAGTGATTTGGAACAATAATGGAGTTTTCTGATGCTTTAACAATGCTAGTATTGTTCCCTTCAAAACTACGGTTGAAGATCTCGTTATTTCTGTGAGTGAGGTTGAAAGATCTCTTGATTGATCTCTCTGTTCCTTCATAATCACCATTAAATGTTTCTATGACACCATTATCAAATTCTATTTGATCTTTATCATCATCTTGAATTCTGAAAGCATTCATGTACACCTTAACTTGAGTTGTGATGTCTGCGTTAGGTGTAAACATCAATTCAACATCTGTTTTGGCACTATTCATTTGTGCTCCAAACGTTCCTAGTCCAGAGACGGTTTCAGTGTTTCCATATTCGAGTAAGTAAGTTTGTTCTGTACCCAGATCAGCATTATGATCATCTAACAGAACTAATTCAGACATCTGATACGTATTATTTGTGGTATCAGAAACTTGAGCAACAAAATACGCAGCATCATAAACGGTTGGATATGTTCCAACTGTATGAATACCAGGGGAAGATGCAGAAGCAATTCCAGTCGTGCGAGCTTCTAATCTCGCATGTTTTAAATCACTGGTAGATACTCCAGAAACAGAGTCCGTGCTGATAGCAACTTGAATCGTATTAACTGTAGCGGCGATTCCTATGAAAGGAATAAAATCAACATTGAGAGTTGATCCAGATATGTTGGCATGATAACTACCAAATCCAGCGGCAACATAACCACCAAGGTTGGTAGTCAAATTACCATATTCGGTAATGTGAACATCAGTATCATCATGAACGATGTTCAGTTCATTCATTTCAAACTCATTATTTGGACCAGTGATATTTGCGAGAACTTTTGCAGATCTATATGTTGTTGCAAGTGAAACAATTGTTGTAGATGCAATACCAACACAACTTACACTACTTGTTTGAATTTTTGCAGGACCCAGTTGAGTTGATCCAATGCTCAATAAATTATCATCAAGATTATAAGAAATTGCAACGACATCGTAGTCATTAACTTTAAAATTGTTTGGATAGAATTCTAATTTTCCATCTGTTCCAACAATAGAGAAGTCAAATGATCCAAGAGGATAGACAGTAGATTCTGCAGCATATTGATTGATATATCCATTAGAATCATCATGAACCAAATCAACAATAACAACCTGTCTTTGTGCTACAAATCTCTTATCTCTAACGTAAGTGATATACTTGATTGCACGTCTCTTATTCAGAGGCCATTGAGCTACAATACTGAAAGGTGTTGGACGTGGATTGCTATTGAACGATCCACTCATATCATCGATTGAAAGAACTCTGTTTCCTACAGATTCAAAGAAATCTGTCAGAATTCTACTGGAGAAAATCATCTCATTTGAGAATACTCCGCTTGCTCCAACCAAAGCATTTTCTTTTACCAGATCAAAATCAAAGACGCAATGTGTATCAACAACTCCAATGATATCAGTTACAACTTGGAAATTAGTCAATGCAGTGGTTAATCCAACTGCCATTGAATTATTAGAAATTTCTCGGAAGGTAGCAGGAGTTTCTAGTTGATAATCAGAGAATTTTTTGAATCCTAAAGTATGATTCAAACTTCCAACAGCGTCTTCCCAGGTATCCAGAGGAACTCTGGACTTCAGAGAATATGAGAAGTTCTGATAGTAGAAACTATCTTGAACTCTTTGTAGATCATCATTAATAAATCCAGTATTGTCTTGCCATCCACTCTCTACTCTAGAGGAGGCCTCAGTGCTTAAGTCAGAGTCAAATGAAGTGATAGTGGAAGCAATTCCTTGAGTATTAGAAGATCTTCCTTTGATAATAGAATCAAACGTAAAGGAAGCATTAGAAGAAATTTTAACGATCTCAATCTTTGGATTCCAATCTTCAACAACTCCAGTAATATTTCCTTGCTCAACAGTTTCTCCAACGAGGAAATCATTCTTCTTGAGTTTAACATCAAACAATGGGAAGAATTTTTCAGGAATAATTCTTCCGGCAGAATTAATGGTGTCATAAGTACCAGGAACCTTACCGTTTAAGAGTCCAGACAAACTAAAAGTAACAATTCCAATGCCACCAAGGTTTGGTTCAACCCCGGTCAGTTCAAACAATTTGTAATCATAGTTTGCAGAGTTGTATCCCTTTCCAGTAGATCCTACACCGACACTAATACCCTCAAC